CCACCGACTGACAACGAAAACCAGTCTAAAGCACCACAAAAGTTCCTATAGGCCGCCTTACTGACCATCCTGCGGATGATGCAAGATTTGCACTTGCGAACCTTTTACGGTTTACGGCCTAGCAAGCCGCCGCATTCGTCTACTCTGCCAATCATCCACGGCCACGCCCCCGGTCCAAGAAAACAACACCAATACAAAACGGAATCCCAGAGAACTCGACCTTACAAATCCTCGTAAAACTGTTTTGACGGTTCGGTTTTCAAAAAAGGCGTGGCCTAGTCGTGAGAGAGGGAATCGAACCCACAACACACCGGGTTTGAGCCGGCGTCCTCTACCAATTGGGATATCTCACGCAAATACAAGAAAACCCCGCGACTGCGGGGCCTCACCTTGTCAGGAACCCGAGCTTCGCTCCAATCCCCGATAATCCATCTACACGACATTTTACTCACAACAAGCGTTGCAGCAAGCGTTGCAGTGAAGAAAATGTGAAAGAACAGCACTCACCACAGAAGAGAACGGTTTTTCCATAATAGCCCCAGATCGCATCCAGCGTCAGAGCTAGAGTCGCAGCGGCCCCGCGTCTTGCCCGTGGGTACCCTTCCCTTGGGGGTGGGGTGTATGTGTCGGCGTGTCGTAGTGTGGCGCGTGGTATGTGCGCGGTCGTATGCGGTTGTGAGTATGGCCGTGTCTGTGACGCGGCTATCCGCGTTGTCTGGGTGTGAGTGTGGCGTGGTCGTGGCCGTCTGTGCCGTTGCCTGTCTATCCGTCCGTGTGAGTCCGTCACGTGGTGGTTTGCCTCTATGTCATGCTTGTGTGTGGGCGGAGAATGATAGTCGTGTGGTGTGGTTTGTCAAACTTGGTGTGTCGTGACTCATGCTTGCGTTGTTGAGTGTGGTTGGCTCAGGTTTTGTTTTTGATATTTCTTATTGAGAATATTCTCGTTAAGCCTTTATTTGGTATATAAGGTATATACCCGCGCTTTTACGTCGTGAATCGTAAGTTTCGACACGCCGAGGAATGCTAGTGTTTCCAATGGTTTTAAACTTTCCGGATTATCCGGCTTGACATTCCCAATTGGGAATACCTATGATGGAGCCAACAAAACAAACGAACACTAAACAGAAACGAGGTAAACGAGATGAAGAAGCTAATCACGGTAGGCAAATGGACACTAAGCCAGACAGAAGATGGTCGCAAGGTGATTACGCACCAAGGCGTCTCGGCGGCCTTTATGGTCAGGCTCAACGGGACTGATTTAACAATCATCCCCCGAAACGTCAAGGCCATTGCCGGTGAATGCATAAGCGAATATCTCAGTGAGACTCAGGAAGTTGCGAACTTTGCACACGCGGTACGCGGATACTTCGCGGCTAGCTGAGAACACAGCGCGGCCATAGTGGCTGAGCTGGGGTGCAAGTCCCCAGTCGCGCACTTAGTTCCCACTGCCTAAACCTCATTGTGAGCAGAGGGTAATCAGGCGAACGTGATGATTGATAATTGAATAGTGTTGCCGAATGCCGGTTACAGTCTGCATAGTGAGAGTGTGTCAAACAAGACTGCGTAAATGGGTTGCGCCTACCGACGTTTAGCCATGTGGCTAATGAGGATAAGAGAAGCAAGGTGAAGGCCTTGCGAGTAGTGCGCGGACCCCTGAAAGAATGGGGAGCGATGGCATCAGAAACCGCGTCTGCGATAGGTATAATTGGGCCCACTGGACTAGAGATAGCGAGGTGGGCAATGGTTGACAATTGTATTAGGGAGTACCGAGTCAAGCGTGGCTGGACTCAGCAACAGTTAGCCGACAAAGTAGACGGAGTTAATCAACCGCGTATTGCCGCGTGGGAAACAGGTATTAGAGATTTTGGTGATACCTCTCTCAACGTCGCAATCAAGGTGGCTAACGCGCTCCGCCTATCTAACCCACGTCGCTTACTGGAGGCTCCAAGCGAGTCGAAAGAAAACACTAGCGAAAGCTAGGTGTGTGCCCTAATCAATTCTTCGCCTGACTGTGGGCCTTGTACACAGTCGGCCTAGCTCACTGGGTTTATCCCATAGTCTAGGCACTCATAGCGTGTCCCAAGGTGGACGGGATACGCTGGAACCTGTTATATCGAAAGGTGGTGAGCCGTGCCGGTTGGCGATATCGTCGTTGACCCGCGTATCCAGACTCGACATCCCGACGTGTCCGCTGATTCGGTGCGCGTGGCATGGTCGAACGTCGTGCGGTTTATGGCGCGTGAGGATACCGACCCGTTGCGTTATGTGGCGGTTGGATACGACGAGTACGGGCGTTTGCTGGAAATGGTGGCGGTACTAGATGAGTCGGATCGTTGGCATGTGTTCCATGCCATGCGTGCGACGCCGAAGGTGCTGCGGGAACTGAAACTTTTGTAAAGGAGGAAGTGTCATGTCTTTTGTTGCGAAGGGTGGCCGTGTGGTCACTGATGACATGTTGGACAAGTGGGCCGACGATGCGGATAACGGCGAGTTCGGCGGAAGGCCGGGTGCGGTGTATTCCGGGCCTGTCGTTCCTGTCGCTCAGGCGGATGCTGTCAGTCGGACGTTTTCGTTAAGCGCTGACATGTCGGCCATGTTGGATGCCGTCGCTAAACGTCGTGGCGTGTCCGCTGATGACATCATGCGGCACGCGCTGGTGCGTGAGTTCGCGTCAGTGTGAGCTGTTCGGCGTGCTGGTTTTCCGACACGCCGATTTGTTTAAACCAAAATGATACGTTATGCTATCAATTATCAAGCCCAATCGGGCAAGACAAAAGCAAGTTTGAGAACTTAACAGTGTTTCCCTATATACAAATGATACATTTTGCTGTCATAATTGGTTTACCTACTACTAGAGAAAGCGGTAAGCCTATGGGACTTAAGGAACTGCGCAAACAAGCCGACTTAACACAAGTTGAGCTAGCCAAGCGCACTGGAATAGCGCGAACAATCATCAGCAGTTATGAGACCGGGCGGCGAGACGTTCGGAACATGACTCTTGAAAACGCTTTGAAGATATCCAGTGCACTCAACTGCCAACCGAGCGACCTGATGCGTTAAAAGAATGCGGCTAAGTAGCGCCAACTACCTAGCCGCGTGCCTTAAGTTGAAAGTTCTCTAACCAATCAATCAAATCGAGGCTGTGCTATCTTAGCACGCCTCACATGGAAGTGAGGAACCATGCGTAAAATTCTGGCGGCTTCAGCCGCGTTAATCACACTTTTCACCCTGTCCGCTTGCGGTAGTGATACCGCGAACATCCCGCAATGTGAGAACGAAGACGGCTCGGGTCAAGCTGGACTCTGCTACTGGGATAGTGCTCGAATGGGCAACGGACGCGGTACCGGACTGTACATCTACCAAGACGGCATTCTAATCGACGAACGCTACTAAGTCTTTCAATCAGATTCATTCAGTCGCGCGGCTGTCTCCGCGCTTCATCAATTCAAGGGAGATTCACAATGTGTGTGGAACTTGTTTTTAGGATTAACGTTAACTGGCATAGGTCACGCATGTGGGGGAGTAACCCGCGTGCCGAAGTCTGGGCCAACCTCGCCGGCATTCGCGGCGACTACACTAACGGTACCGTGTCAGGCTGTGGATACGACAAGGAGAGTGCGGCAGTTGATTTAGCGTTGAAAGATAACCCGCTTATGCAGACACTCATGATGTGGCCGAAACTGAACGTGAACACCGGTTATAGTGGTCAGGTCACGCGCGTGGTCAACAAACTCGATTACGGGTATGAGCTGTGCTTTGGCGGCATGGGCATGAGTGAGTTTCTACAATTCATGCGCGGCAATGGTTTTGCCGTTGAGGAGATGCACGGCGATATGTTCGACGGGTACACGTTCCGGCGTGACATGCCCGAATCTTTCGTTAAGACAGTTTGACTGCGATAGCGCGGCGCATTAATCCGCGCTTCCCGCCCATTCGGGCAATTTCAATCAATCAAACCTATAGATCCTATATCACACTAATGGAGGTGTGCCATGCCTGAAGAAATACTGAATCCAAGCGACTTCCACGTTGGCTGGTTGGCCCAATCGTTGGCCGGCGACATCTACGTTATCGTCAAAGCCACTGACAAGACGGTGACGTTCGATAAATACGATACCGTCTGGCTTACCGTTCGGCGTGTCCGGCGTAAGCGTTTCGAGTGGATTGAAGGAGGCTACTTCAAGGACGGTGCATTCACGTTCTGGCCGAGTAATTTTTTCCCGCCTGAGAACGTCTGCAGCCGCAACGATTTCATCCAATCGCATGAGTTTAAGGCGGTGGCATGATGGCACGCTACTTCTACGCTTTCCGCTGGGTTTACGGTATCGGCACGACATGGGATGACGGGTCATGGCCGGGTGGCCTCTACGTGTTTGATTCGAGGGCTGAGCGTGACGCTTGGGTTGCCGACGACGTGTTTGATGGCAATTGGCATTGTGAGGCCATTACGGCGAAAGAGGCGCGTCATATCATGGCCGATACTGTTATCGGTTTTGATAATGATATGGCCGCACGGTACGACGGTAGCCGGTCGGCTGTCGAACGGTACGCGCCTACCGCCGAATTGGTCAGGGCATGGCGGCGTATCGACATGCAACTTAACCCAGTCGCGTATATGGGTGAGTGATCGACCATGATTGACCATTACCGTTGCAAGTCGTTTCCCGTGGCTGTTGCCACTCAATCGCATTATGAGGCCAAAGGTTATCCCGTGGAGCTAGTCCCGTGGGGTAGGGGCTACATGGTGCGAGTCCATCGTTAATAAATCGTTGTGGGGCATGGCGTTGTGGCCGTGCCCCTCTTGTTTAAGGGAGATTCAAAATGTCCATTACCGTTAAAGATGTTGCCGACATGGTGGAACGTGTTGACGAAAAACTATCGCCATTGACGCGCTATGACGGTTTCCAACCCTATGAGGGCATCTATCGCCTTGGCGACTGGGGATATGTGACGGAAACCGAATATAACAAGGCTTTCGAGCATGAAGATGGTTGGGCGCAAGACGCTTACATTTTGGACGGTAACGGTGTGAGCCATACCCGCATTAGTCAGCTAATTAACGAAGACGATACCGGTAAGGCAATTTCCGATTACATCAATGAGCGTTTCAACAATGACCAAATGGACGACGTTTTCTACACCGAAGCCACCGAAGAGGGTGAATGCTGAGAGTCTTCTAGCCGCCTACTCATTCCAGAAAATCAATCAAAATCGAATCTTTACAAATGAGGTAAACCAAAATGAAGAAGCTGACCAATGACCCGTCGCGTAACGTGAATGCCGTGAGCGGCATGTGGGTGCGGTTGCGCAAGGATGGCTCGAAATATGATGTTCGGTATGTGAACGCTCGGGTTAGACGAGTCTGGTCACTTTCCCAGACTTCGCAGGGCACGGCGTGGAATGTTCAGGCCAAGGGAGTCCAGTATGAGGATTTTCTGAACGGTATGAAGTCAAGTTCGGTTGACCTTGAGCATGGCTGGTTGCTGGTGCCTGACTCGGAACGATGTGGAATCGTTCGGGTGCCGGTGCCTACCGGTATGGACGCGAAACGTGTGGCCGCCATTAAGGCTGATCCGCTGGTTGATATGAATTGGCGCAATGATGGTGAACGGTTCCTGAGCGGCGTTCACTGGCCGGTGCCTGTACCTGAAGATGAGAGCAAGTGGGCTGGTGAGGATGAGTTTCTTGATGATGAGCCGGCGCCGATTACTCAAGAGATTGCTGAAGTCCCGCCCAAGGTCAACACGTTTGCCGTGTCCTACGCGACTCTGCCTGACCTGATGATGGCTAAGGAATGCCCGGAACTGCAAGGTTTGGGCCATATCAAGGCGTTCCGTACCAGCAAGGGTAAAAAGGTGGCGTACATCGCTTCGGCCAACGGCAAATGCGTAGTCGCCTACCGTGCAAGGTATGAGCGTGGCAGTGACAAGCAGTTAGAACAGGCGGTGGCCGATTACGTGGCCGTTGCCCGTGACCTGTGGGCTAAGGCGGCGTGGCATGAGCGAGCTGAGAGACAAGGCCACGCGACTGTTGTTGAAGTCGGCGTGGGAAATGGCTGATGACAACGAAGATGAGCTATCCGCCGTGTTCGACGGTCAGCATGGTTTCACGGATGACTTACGTAGGCGTGCGATCGATACCCTGGAGGGTGTCGGCTGTATGCCCAGTACGCCGCCTGACAATGATGAGATGGAGCGTTTGATTGCTGATTCCGGTTTGTCGTTGGACGTGCTGGATAAGAGAGCGCGTGAGATCTATGACTGCGGTTATTCCACCACGTATCAGCGTTATCAGACGGCTATCGTCATGCTTATCGATGATTTGCTGGGAGTACTGTGATGGAAGTCAGGATATCCACGGCGAAGATTCGTGAGGTGCTGGAATCGTCCGGTTGCGCCTACACTGCCGAGAATATCGCGGCCGTGCGTGCCAACATTCCACTGCATACGTCCGATCTGATTCTGGCGGCGTTGAACGCCACCGATTTACCCGACAAGCGGTTTGCTTTGCCGCTGTTCTAAGTTCTTGCCGTCCAGCTTTTTCCTCACTTCCGCTGGGCGGCAACCCATTTTTTGCTACAAGCCAAATCAATATTTCTTTAGGAGATTATTATGAGCGCTTCAATCAAGCTCACCGTTTATGGCAATTCGACGCCGCTGAAAGGCTGGAGACATGAGGATACCGTGCATACGTGGCTGTATCCGAATGCCACTTCGGATATGGTTGACATGCTGGACGCGCTGGAATCAGGTGTCAGCCATGACGATGGCTACGATGAATGCGACTATTTCTCGTTGGATGATTACGACGAGTTTCGGGATGGTCTCACACCCGAGTGGCGCGAAGTGTTCCCCGCTTTGCCTGACAATTGGGTTGGCAGTGACGCTGAAATCAGAATCTACTGGTGAAAACTCATATCTCATTCCTAACCCAATATGGTATATGATTGATACCATCTGTTAGCCATTAAGGAGGTTGTTATGGGTAAGCTGGTAGCCAATGTCGATGATGACGTCAAGGCGCGCGCCGCCGCGCTCTACGATTCCATGGGCATGAGCCTGAGCACCGCCGTGAACATGTTCCTACGCCAGTCTCTGGTGGACAACGGGTTGCCGTTCAAGCCGACGCGGCACACGCCGGACGGTTATCCGGTGCCGCCTGTTCACAATGCATACATGTTCGAGCGTTCGGAGAAGGGCCATGTGATACTGCCCGCCGATTGGGATGATTCGGAGGATGATGTCTATGACCAGTACGCCAAATGAACCGCGCCTGTATGACGTGTGGCTGATGTGGGTCGAGTTTCCCGACCATCCCGGTATCGGGAAGCCGCGTCCGGTGGTTATCACCGAGGTTGACGGCGATCTGGTGTCGGGTATCGTGGCGAAGATAACCGGCAACACTGATTGGGATGAGGCCGGTGACGTGCCGCTGCTCGACTGGAAGGCCGAGGGGCTGTTGAAGCCGTCACTCGTGCGCTGTTCGCAACGCTTCTACTTCAACAGGAGCGAACTGCTACAATGGTTCGGACGACTCTCGTTGAGGGACGCGGAGCATGTTAACGACGGGTTGAAAGCCACATTGGACATTCCACCATACAGGCGAAGCGTATAGCCGTTATCGTTTTCATGCCTCATGGACTTGTTCTATGGGGTCATTCTTATAGAAACCATCATTTAGAACCGCATCATAGGGCTTTCTATGGTGCGGTTTTCACTTGACTTCCTCCCCACGGCTGAAGCCGGGGGATTCCTTGCCTCACGGTAAGGATCTTCCTGTAGAGACTTGTTCCCCGCCTACCGAAGTGTCGCTTCGGCGGTTCGAGGGTCCCCGCAGGCGCGTACCGCCAGTCCGGCGGATAGGATGTTTTTGGCGGCGTTGATGTCCCGGTCGTGGTTGGTTCCGCATTTGGGACAGTCCCATTGGCGGATGTTCAATGGTTTCTTGCCGCTGTTGTATCCGCAGGTGGAGCAGATCTGGCTGGACGGGTACCAGCGGTCGATGACCGTAAGCTGGCGCCCGTACCATTGGGCCTTGTATTCGAGCATCGTGCGGAACTGTCTCCAACCCGTGTCGAGTATGCTCCTGTTGAGACCGGTTTTCGCCGCTTGCCCGTTGGGAAGGTAACGGCCCGGATGTTCCGGATCGGGTTTCGGCGCGCACCGTCGGGTCAGGTTTTCGACCGCAAGGTCTTCGATGACCACCGTTTGGTTTTCGCGGATGAGTCGGGTCGAGAGCTTGTGGAGGAAGTCGCTTCGACAATCCTTGACCTTGGCGTACGCTTTGGCGACCTTCAGACGGGCTTTGCGATGGTTGTTGCTTCCTTTCTGCTTTCTGGAGAGAGTTTGTTGGGCTTGTTCAAGCTTCTTCGCGTAATGGTTGAGGTGTCGTGGGTTGGGGATTTTCTCCCCGGTGCTGAGGATGGCGAAGTGTTCGGTGCCCAAATCGACGCCGACCTTGCTTGGGGAGGCGGGTAGATGTTTCACTTCCTCTTCGACGAGGATGCTCACATGCCAGCGTCCGGACGGGTCCAGGGACACGGTGACGGTGGACGGCCGGGCTTTCCTCGGCAGTGTGCGCGACCAGCGGACGGGCAGAGGCTCCCGCATCTTCGCCAAAGTCAATTCCCGTTTGTCCCAATCCCAGGTGAACGCGGATGCGGCATAGGTGGCGGCTCCGCCGTTCTTCTTGGATTTGAACCGTGGATAGTCTCCCGTCTTGACGAAGAAGTTCCTGTACGCCGCCTGCAAATGTCGCAGCGACTGTTGCAACGGGACCGAGGACACTTCGCGCAGGTAGGCGTATTCCTTGGTTTTCTTCCAGTCGGTGAGCATCCGGCTCGTATCCTCGTAGGACACGCTCTCATGGCGGACCGTCCATGCTTCGGAGCGGGCTTCCAATGCCATGTTGTACACCTTGCGGCAGCAGCCCAGTGTGCGCCGGAGTGTTTGTTCCTGTTCCGGCGTCGGGTAGAAGCGGAACCTGTATGCCCGCTTGGCTGTCGTGGTGTCCATACTTCCTATGATACCCTGCTTTACAGGCTTGTATGTAGTTATGTAAGGCAGAGGCGCCTTATATCCCCATAGCTAAAGCAAGGGGTATTACGGCGCAACCTGATAAATCAGCATTTAGACGGGACTTTAGAGCGTTCTATTGTTCCGTTAATCGTTTTACCGGACAATAACAAGGGAGTTTCCATCATGGATGAAGAAACCGAAGTCTACACGATTTACCAGCGCGTGACGCAGATCGAGAAGCGTCACGTCACCGCGCCGAAAGGCTTGACGTTCAACCAGTTGAGCGACTGGGTTGACGAAAACGGCGTTGGAGACCTGTTGGACATTGACGAACTGGACAACGATATGGTCAGCGCCGATTACGAGGACGGCTCTCATGTCAAGAGAAAGTGGGCGAATTGATTACCGCAATCTACCGTTATGAGCGTTTCGACCCCGCCGTCAACAAGGAGTTGTGGCGACGCATACCCGGCTGGAAACTACGTTTCACGTGGCTGAAAGCATGGCTGGAACACGATAAGGCGGCTCGAATCGGCTATAAAGCGTGGTTGTACGCGCGTGTTTCGAGTGGCGGCGAATGGCTGACCGGCGACATGCTGGACTGGAATCAGGAGATTGTCAAATGAACGATTATTACAAGTTCCTCGGCTACACGGCCGATTATCGAGCGCGTTACGAGCGTATGACGTGGTGGAAGCTGCGCCGGCAATGGTTCAAGGATGTTATCGACGCGGTGAAACGGAAACTGACCCGTCGAGACGATACTAATCTTCGTGCCGTTCTCGACTACAAGGAATGGCGAAGCAATCAGGATTTTGAGAACGGCTACTGGTTCAACGGAAACGAGGTAATCAAATGAGTGAAACGAATGACACGGCATTAGACCATGCCATGAACTCGTTGCGTCGGCGGCAGCACGCGAAACGTATGGAGAACGCGCTACGCGAAGTCTTGAAATATTACGACGAAGCAGGGGAGGCCGGCGAAAACTATGAGCTTGACCCGGATAATCTCAGCAAGTTCGCCGCCGATCTATGCAAGGAATACTCAAAATCTTGATACACTGAAGGCCATAGGACTATCTTGTGACCTTCTGGGAATTAGCAAACCAAAACACAAGGGGCACGGCGACTGTCGTGCCCGAACATTTTTCAGGAGGAATATCATGCCTACTCACGTTTCTCAGAGCGTCAGGGAACTCAAGGAGCTGGGTCGAAACCTGTACGCGGCCATGAGGTCAGATTTCGAGGTTAACTCTAACGCTTCGGCGCTTCCGCTCGACTATTTCGAGCGTATCGTCACGTGGTATCAGGCTCATAAAGGCGACGCAACCATGATGGACGATGTGATGGAGGCTTGCGGCCGCGCCGGATTGTCCGCAAGCGACGCTGACGAACTCCGAGATTACGCGGACACGCTGTTCCAGGACGGGAAGCTCAAGGTCGAACGCTTGTGGGAGCTGACTTCTGAGTCAATGGACGAGTGGGGCGATTCCACGCCCGTGCCGAGCCGGTACACCGACGCTAAAAAGTGCTAGACTTGACCATTACCGGCGTTCAATGCCGTGTTGTCACCCGGTTTCCGGGCGTGGATTGAAACATTCTTACCATCAGTGCGTCCCGAGCATATCGTTCGGGACGTTTTGCAACCATACCCAAGGAGCTACCATGACTGACTTCGACACGCTTTTCGACGCAACCAACAATGAGAGCGGAATCATCATATTCCCCAACAATGACGTGATTATCGGCAATTGGACGTATTCGGGGCATGGCGTCCCCCGACTCTCCCCGTTCGGTGACACGCTCGTTTCCACCGGCACCATCGATAAGGCTGAGAATAAAGGCTTGGTCAATATCAAGGATTATCTCACCGGATTGGACGGTTTCGACATCGTTTATGACAGGAATGATGATTACCCGCAGATCAAGGCCGATGACATGGCGAGATTGTGGGAGATCGTCAACAATGACGAAACCCTACGGGTGCTTGCCCCAGTCGATTGGAACTAGTGCGTGTCCGGTGCTAATTGACGGGCGGTTACCACGAGTAAAAAAATAAATGTGGGCCCGATTATACAAGAAAACCCGTGGAACACTCGGAATAGAGTCGTTCCACGGGTTTTTATATATTGAGACTGTTAGAAGCCGCCACTGCCTCTCATGGAAGCACACTAGGACGGCATTCTTATTCCCGGTAATCGTCGTAGATCTCAATACCGATGGGATACTCTGAGTAACCGGTGTCCTGCACGACGATACGGCCTTCGTTCGTATAGACGGTCAACGGGTCATCGTCCGTGATCCACTTCTTCTCGATGCGGGAGCCTTTCTCGGTGACTCCTTTACTTAGTTGGCGTTCAAACGGTTCGTGGACTTCCACGAGACGAGCGTTCTTGTAAGGCGAGTCATTAGGGGAAAAGAGGTAATTAGTTCGGTCGATGATGTAGCTCATTGTTCCTCTTCTGTTGTTTTAACGGCATCGGCCAGGAACTCCATAACGCAGCGGAACAGTTCGGATTGCACGTATGCGACAAGCTCATTTGAGACCGTCATGTGCTTGCATGCCTTGGCCTTGTGTCGGTATCCGAGAATCTCGGCGTTGTACAAGCCCATCGCAGCATGCACGCATTCATGGCTGACGATATGCGGCAGCAGGTGTTCGCGGCTCAAATAGATCACGCACATGGGGGAGTTCCCGTATTTCACCACATTGGTCTGCGTGTCGATTGTCGCGGACTGCATGAGGGTGATTCCGGCTGTACCGTTTTCGAACGCGGCATCTCCAATCGGCCTGTCGAGGTCATCGGATTCGATGGAGGATTCCACCGAGTCGATGCAGGCGGCTCTCCGCATGGTTTCCTCGGTATCGTACACGCGGACTTCCACGCTGACCTTGTGCGCGAACTCGGTCAGGTCGATGATGCACCTCTGATGGGGAAACAGCGTCTCAGGTTCCTTGGTCAATGTTTTCTCCGATTCTCGATGATGGCGACGGCCCCCAGTAGGAGCGTGAACAGGATGATTGGGATCGCGCTCATTGCCCGCCGTGAATGGTTTTGCGCGCATGGTTCAGCTGCTCCGTCAATGCGGGTGTCATTGCGGCCAAATGCAGCGAAGCGGTCAGCATGTGCACGATCATGTAGCTGGCCCACGCATTGCAGCAGGCGATCATGCCCTGCTGCCTGAATGGTCGTCATAGTTCCCCTTGGCTTTGCGCGTGTAGTATTCCTCAGCGGTCAATAGTTCACGTGGGTGGAGGCATTCGACCATTTCGTGCCATGAATAGAATGTACGGCAATGACTCGCTTCTCCGTCGTACCATCCCACGCTTAACGGCTGAACGGGCTGGCCAACCCTATTGAGAACGAGAAGGATTCGACACCAGCCAAAAGAGGTTTTCAGCCAGTATTCACCTGAATCAAACGGCATGTAATAGCCAGCCAGCCCAATCTTCTTAGGCGCGGGACGGGTGGCATAGGCGAAACCGAGGAGCGAGACCACGAGCATAGCTGTCGGGCCTGTCTCGAACCAGTAACGAACTTTACCTTCATTGTCCCGGACTTTCCGCCCTCCCCAACCGGCGCAGACTCCAGAAGTGCCTACCTCAGCCTGACACTTGTTTTCCGTAAAGCGGATGAACTGGTACACGTTCGTACTGCCTTTGACGTGAATCAGGTCGCCGGGCTGTAGGTCTTCCCATGCGACGCGAATCTTCTTGCTCACCTGTGGTCCTCCTTGCCGATATCGCTGAATCTTGTGTAAAGCCAGTCGTTCACGACGTACGTGTTGTAATCATCCTGTTGGATGTACCACCAGCGGTTTTGATGGCCGGCCTTCAGATACTCCTCGCACGTGTGGTCGATGGTGTTGTCGGGGTTGACCATCTGCCTGAACGACAGTTCATCGACCACGTTGTTGCTGGCCACGAGATCGGCTATCCGTTCGATACGCTCCGGCGTGAAATCGGGGGTGACCACGTACACGACACGCACCTTCTGACTGTCGAACCATTTGCGGGGCAATGCCAACGCCACGTCATCGGACAAGCTCGTGGGACGCATGTGATACACCACGCGGCTGAACCTGACCTGCTGCATGACTTGAGCCACGTTGCGTCCGCATTGGAAGTAGCTGGTGTGCATCTCGGTTTCCGTGAGCCAGTCTCCGGCCCTGCGTATCGCCTCCCGGTAGAAGGCGACACGTTTCGACGCTTCCGGCTCGCGCATGGGGAACAGGGGGTCTCCGCCGCCGCTGAAGCTCAGGAACCTCATGGGGTGGCGTTCGCTTTCACGGCTGATGGTCCGCAGCGTGGCCTGCATGTCCGTCACCGGCACGTTCAATCCGGTTTTCCTTACGATGCAGTAGGGGCATGTCCAATGACAGCCGAAATTCGTGATAACCGAATAATGTCCGTTCATTGTGTTTCTCCGATCAGTTGTTCCATTTCACTCACGTTGTCCTGCTTGCGTTTCAACGCCACGCAACGACGTATCCACTCGCGTTTGCGCTTATAGACGTTTGTTATCTCCACATTGCTCAACAGTTCGTTGCATGAGCAGACAAGCTGGGGGATGTCCGACTCCGAGTCCGTTTGCACGACGGGTTTCTCCCCGCAGGCGGGGCATTCGGGAACCGGCTCGTCAACCACTGCCTTCAACCGTCTGCAACCGGTATTCCACTTCTGAACACTCTCGTCTTCAAAAAACGAGGCGAACGAAAGGATGCTTTCGACGTGATCGCACCATTCCAAGAGCTGCCACGAGTCTTTTTCCAGCCAGTAGTCGCGGTAGTTGCGGGTGACGCACACATGCTTCAGTTTGGGTACGAGTCCGCAGATGGGGCATGGTTCCACTACCGGTGGTTCAGGTTCCGGTTTTTCGACCGGTTCCGGCTCCTCCAAGTGCAACAGTCGTTTCAGCCGGTTCACATGCCCCTCGATTCCATCGACTCGTTGAACGCCTTCTGAAACGCTTCAACACCGGCTCCAACGGCCTTTTCGACGGAACCGTCGGGCGGCGGCATCACGGTCGCGTGCGCGCATGGTCGCATGTCGTCACCTATAAACACGCTGCCCGGTTCCAGTTCGCCCACCACCGGGACTTCCACGGTGAACGTGGCTAGTTGAAGCGCCTTGGAATACAAGCTCAATTCCACTTCCGTGGTGCCAAGATTGATGCTCATTGAGTAATCTCCCTGTGTCCGAGGAACTTGTTGACGAAGAACGTCTGACCTTTGCCCGTGACTTTCGGTGTCTTGTTGATGGTCGTGTGACCGTCCGAGTGAACCACGGTGGTTTCCTTGATCTCGAACAATCCCAATTCCATAGATTTCTGCGTGGGCATGTTGCGAGAGCTGCCGGTTTTCATCAGCCATCCGTTGTCCCTCAGCCACGCGAACAAGCGCGTGCCGCCAATATCCACGCCATTGCCTTTCAGGACTTTCGCCAAGTCGCCCACAAGGATGCTGGTCTTCGAGGTTTCCACAGCGTCAGCGAACAATGCCTTGGGACGCATCCGTTCGACCTGTGCTTGGGCCTTCTCCTTTTCCGCCCGCTCCTGTTTGATTTGCGTGGCAAGTCGGATAAGGAAGTCGGGTTCGGTGACTGCCTTTTCCAAAGTCGATTCGGTCATGTACGCACCATGCCTGCGAATCGATGGCAGCACCTCATGCGTCACCCAGCGTTTGAACTCGCGAGCCTCGGGCTTGCGGCTGCGTAACACGAGGGAGTACAAGCCGGACTCGGACACGAAAACGGGTGCCTTGCCGCCGTTCTGAGCAATATCCGTACTACGGATATTGGTGATTTCATCGGCATCGAGGTATTCCCGAATATGGTTGGTGGCCGTACCGAGAATGGCGCATACGTCCGCTCCAAGGAACCACGGGTTGCCGTGTTCATCGGTTAGGACACGCACCTGAATGCCGTTGAAGTCAAATGGTTGAATCTGATTGCTCACTTGTCGTCTCCTTCCTTGGATTGGTTTTGCGAAACCTGCATGATCTCCCACACGTCCGCGTCCTCCGACAGGCCGGACGCGAGACGGTAGAAGTCACTGAACCGGTAAAGCGGATTGCTGTACGCATCCTCGCCCTGCTGGGGCAACTGGCCTCGATGTATCCAACTACGCAAAGTGCTGCGGTTCACGCGCATTCCGCACGCCTTGATGATGTCCAACAGTTCGCCGCGGGTTCTCACCGCCTCCGATTGGAGGAGACGTTTCACCCGTTCCGCCCTGATAAGGGCTACCGGCATACTGAAACCGCATTTCGGGCATTTCGCCGTCTCCGCGTCCGCATAGCAGGAAAGCTGACCCAAGCACTTGTCGGCGGGGCATGAGCCGTACAATACGGTTTCCCCGTCATCGTCCGTGAGAAAACGACGCAGCTTGCGTGTCAGACTGTGAACCAGTTCCGCGTACACGGGGGTGCTGGAATGCTCCACGAGTTTCGGATGATTGGCGATACGGTAAACCATGTCCGACAGTGGCGTGGACTCGGGCATATTGATCTTCAGACTGCGCATCCACTCGTACAACGTGCCCTGCAAACCCGGATAACCGTGGTCATCGTCCGCGTACAGCAGATCATGCAGGGCTTCGCGCAACGGTGCGGGAGCGGTGCCGGATTGACCGCCGCCACCGTTCTTGTGCCCGTAGGCGCGGTTGATGCGATACTCGCACAGGTCGGGCAGACTGCGGTCCAACCATCGCAGGTCGCCGGTCAACTGGCTGGCGTGCTTGTCGCACAGGAGATTCAGATTCGGTTCGACGCCATGTCCGATAAGCGGTGACGGCGCGTCGGTGACGATATCCCGCCAGCAACCGTGGTAGCGGCAGAGCCTCGTAGTTTCAGTGGAAAAAGACAATAGTGACCTTGACCTTCGGTTTTTTTGAAGGTCTCGGACGTGTCAGCAACTCCCAATTATGCCATCAAACCGGTCATGATTCAGCCGGACGGCGTGTCGCCAGAACCTCGTCCAACGCCACGCCCAAACCCGGATTGAAACCGCCGCCCTCACGCCTGCGCTTGGGTTTCGCGGGCGGCAAGCGCAGCGGGTCACGCGCGGCCAACGCCACCCGTCGAGACTCGTCCGAGGAACGGCCCATCATGCGCTGCCGGCGATACAACCACGCCTGATCTTCCACTAGTCCCAGACGTTCGCACTCCCGGCCTATCTGCGCTTCGGACGGTTTCGCACCGTTGCGCAGCTTGCGGACGATGCCGTTGATGTCGCCGGAACCACACCAGCGACCCGTGCTGTTGTCCGCGTAGAAGCGTCGAACGGCCTCACGCGCCTCTGCTGCCGTGATATCCGAACGCAGTTCCGAATGAAACGCGTCAAGCTGAACATCATCCCACTGCGCGTTGCCGTGATGCGCGTTAATCAGCGACAACAACGCCGCCGCCTCACCCTTGCTGAGCATTGAGACCTCCCTGCGAGTATCGGGCACGCTCCTCCTCGGTCATGTACTGCCAGGTTTTCGCCATGTTCGCTTCGAGATTCTGCTGGCTGCGGGACTTGACCGGCTGGACTTGCCGGGCCCTTGGGGTCTCCGGTTTGGGTTTCTCCCAGTTGCGTGCGTACAGTTCCCCGCCGATGAACCGGCTGAACGTCTTCACGAACCGTTCCTCGGTGGCCCCGACATACGCTCGGGTTTTGGCTTCAAGAAACTCACGCGGGTCAGCCTCGCCGGCAGCTCTCACAATCTTGGGCCATTCGATTTCCAACTGCATTCGAGCCTGAGAGGTCTTCCCGTCGAACCTGTTCGTCGGGTAAATACGCTCAAGACTGTCGAGCAGTCCATCGAAGTCAGGCTTTGAGGGGGTAGGGGGAGTTGAATTATCTTTAGATAATTCATTCTGGTGTTCTGGTGTTCTGGTGTTCTGGTGTTTGTCCCGATTCAGACGTGATTCAGCCGTCTGAAAGTCATCTGAATCGGAGGTTTTTACCTCGTTTTTATTTTTACGGTAATTTTCAGCATTGCTTTCACGCTTCTTTTGTACCTGTTCGCGACTGCGATTGTGTATAAGATAATCGTGAATATAGTACCCGTTGTTCCCGTCCGGTTCGATCATGCCGACATTGCACAGTGCCTCAAGTTCTGAATCGGTGATATCCAGCACGTAAAGCGCATCATCTTCACTGATATGACCGTCTGAAAGATTATCTCCGCAGAAGGTAAGCATCATCGTGAACGCACCTATCGCGCTCGGGCATGTGTGCCTGAGTTTTCGCACCTTGCGATTCATGTAGAAGCCGTTGACAAGCTGGATGTATCCTTTGCGGGCCATCGTTATACCACTTTCCTGAAATCTAAACTCACCAGACTCATTCCGTCTCCTCAATCATGGTTTCGAGGGCAGCGACCGCGTTCTCACTGCGGTTCTCGGCTACTGCCTTCCAGAATTTCGTATGATCCAGGTCATTTCCTGTCCCTTTCCCAAATGTTCTCAACCATTCCGCACCACTTATCCCATGCTTCCTCTCTCGTATCGGCATAAGGGGCTTCCAAGTGGGTGCAGAAAAACATGTAGCGGCCTCTCCATTCGAATATGAGCGGGACACATCCGTAGAGGGGGCAGCAGTGCCGAATCTTCGATGCTAGATTGAACATGTTCGTCTCCTTAAATCTCGTATGAAGTTGTGGCGGCTTCGCCAGTCCGAGGGCGTGCCGCTCGTCGCCGTGAGCAGCACGCCGTCATCGAATATCTTCCAGTGGCCGCTGCCGGCGCGTACCACCGTGTAGCCGTGCGAGGCTATCCAGTGCATGAGTTTGCGGTCATCTCCACGCGCGGTCATGCTTTGAGCCTCATCTTCAACGCGAGACCGTTTTCATGCACGCCACCGTTGTCGAAGCCCATGAAACCGTTGAATAGTTCGTATTCGAGCAATACGGTGTCCACGCGGAACTCGTCGTACTGATGGTTTTTGATGCGTTCCATGACAAGCCTCATCGATGCGACGGTATCCCTGCGGTCGGCCTGTATGGGAATGAGATACGGCCAAAGATTCCATTCGCCCGGATGATCGTTCAGCCAACGGGCGAAATCAACGAGTTTCCTATCTTCCATCATTTCTCCTTAGGAGCGTTCCCTCACGATATAGTCCGGGTGTTCCCGGCAATAGTCGTATATCAGTTTCAACCATGCGATGGCGCTGTCCACGCTGCCCCAATAGTTCGGCGGATTGTATTTGCCGCGCAAAACATACAATGGTTCCAAGTAGATGTCTTTCAACGCCTTGTCGATACGGGCTGCGGCCTCCCCGGCCGTCAACCCGTCCAGGTCATGCTTAGGATGGACCTTGTAATCGGTGAAAAACGCGGATAGATTATACGTGTAGTTGAAATAATGGCCATGAGCGGTCCGCACATGCTCGCCGTCCCGTTCGCATACGTCAAACCATTCCGGTTCCGGCACATCCTTGTCCACTATGAACAGGTCGTAGCTCATTCTTCGTCTCCTTCGATGATTCCATGTCCTGCTATCAATGCGAGGGTCTTCAAGTCGGTAAGCACGGGCTGGTTGTCCATGCTTGACAGCGAGTCCAAGCCGAGACCCTTCTGCTTGAACACGACGAACCAGTAAGGTGCGTCCGCGTTACCCGCCTCAGTGCGACCCTCCTGCATCCACTCCTTGAGTCTCCCAGCGTAGGTGCTGTAGTTTTTGCACTCCAATACGACCGGCCGGCCGTGGATACGCAGACCGGTGATATCGCCCTGGTCTTTCGTGCCATGCAACACCTCACGGTGTATCGTCTGCTCGCTGTCACCCAACCGGGCGCGCAAATAGTTGACCACCTTGGATTCAAGCAGTGTGCCTTTGGCTTTCTGTCGGCTCATTCGTCCATCCACCATTCAGTCGGGTCATCGTGAAACTGGCAGTCCACGCAGTCCCCGAATACGTTCAAGATTCCTCCGCAGTACGGGCAATGCTCATACTGGACGGGCAGATAACTCGGTCTCATAATCAGAACTCCGGGTTGTCTCGTAGTCGTTTTTGCACGTCCCCGCGCATCTGCTCGATCACATCGACCCGAAGTCCGGTAGCCAAGCGAATCTCCTCTGCCGGACGGTTCGAGTCTTCAATGAGCAGTTGCCATGCTTTACTTTTCGCTTTGCTCAACATGAGCCCCCTTCTCCAAATTAGAGCTGATACGCACCCGATAGTCGGTGATGCTCCAAGTCAGATGGTTCAGTGGTCGCATTCCACGTATCCGATGCTCATGATTTCTCCTTGACCGGTTTGCAGTTGTGTGGCGCTTGTGAGATTCTGCTGGTCTGGCATGCGTATGATCGGCTGCCGTCGCGGAGGATGATGGTGTTCGCCGTTTCTTCAGCCCAGCCGAGATAGGCAACGAAGGCGAAGAACAGTACGAAGAACAGTACGGAGAACAGTACGGCAGCGGCGATGGCGAGTGTTTCGGCCTTGCCATAGCGACTCATTCGTTTACCGCCTTCCGCGCCAGTGCGAGTAGTTCCTTGGCTTGTCGGATATAGTCTTCCTGCCCTCCGGGGAAGCAGCCTTCGCGATACCATGCTTCTTCCTCGTCCTTTGCCGCATATTCGTCGTCATACCTTTTGCAGCTGTTCCAGAGGAGCCGTTTCGCCACGGCTTCGATCTCGGCGTCAGCCGGTGGCGCATTGCGGCCGCGCAGGTACGCTTCCTGTAAATCGTCCGTGTCGCAGTAAAACTGTTTCTTGACATGCGTTCCTTCCCAGTGGCGGGTCGGATACGCCTTCTCGGCTTCATCGTCCGCGATGCTCATTCCTACATCTCCTTTTCGTTGTTCCTGTAGTTCTTGCCTTTGCTTCTGTTTATGCCGCCCCATATGCCTTGCAGCGGGTAGCCGTTTATCAGGGCATGTTCCGCCGCGTACCGTGCGCATTCGCATATCGCCGGACATTGGGCGCAGGCCTTGAGCGCCAATCGTTCCTCGCTGGACGTGGTTGGGAAGAACAGGTCAGGGTCCATGTCACGGCACGCGGCCTTGTCACGCCAGCCGCTCAATTCAATTCCTTCTTCGCGTTTTGAGACTACTTACGCTCATGATTCCTCCTTGAGCGTGGCGACATATGCGATGGCCTTGCGTTCACGCTTCGCATACTTCTCGCATTTGCGTTTGAGACGTTTGAGGCTCATGGCGTACAGGAAGTCTCTGAAGTTGCCGTCTTCGCAGATTTTGGCTTGATAACGGCCGCAGGTGCCTTCCGCGCCGATATGCGCGACCAAATGGTCTGTAAGCTGAATCTCGTTCATGCGTTTTCCTTTCGATATGGGTTTGGCGTGTATTCGGGCGGTTCCTCGCCGGGCATGGGGTTCATGTTCTTGAGGGCTTGGATATATCCGTTCTCCCATGCCTGTTCGGCTATCTGCCGGTCGTGTTCGTCTATGACGGGTTTGAAAGCCGCCAGCAACAGGTCTTCGCTGTACAGCTCGCCTTGTTCCCAGACGGAATCGCAAGCCATGCGCAGCAGTTCCCTGAAATCCTCGGGAATATAGTCTGGATGAATTGTTTCGTCGTGTCCGCTCATTGTCCGCCTCCCATTTCCTTCTCTCGCGCCATGATCTCCACGTCGTCGGCGAGCATCCTCAGCACGCCGGCGAGCGTGCCATACGATTCGGCGGTCGGATACACCGTCTTGCTGACATACACGTCCCACCTGTCGGAACCTTGATGATTGTCGGCCTTGAGGATAATGAGCGGGTCGGCGTCGATGAAACGACCGTCCTTCATGCCCCGCACTTTGAGCATCAGACGTATCGAATCCGCCTGCTCGCTCGTGTTACCCAAAATATCCAGAGTGCTCATCGTCCACCTCGCAGTTCCTTCTCCTCGTTCGCGATTGATTGGAGGATGTCCTCCAGGTCGCCGAGCTCGTTCCGGCTCAACCGGATGCGGCGGATGCTGTCGCCATCATGAGTGGCCAGCACCCATGAGCGGGTGCCGTTTCGGCCGTCTCCGGGAATCCAGCTCAGGGTCACATGCCCGCAGGAGGCACCTGTGACCATGCCGCACCGTCGTTCGATCTCCACGTCCGTCGCCTTCATCGTCTGCCTCCCAGACTCTCGCGAATCCGCTCCACATCAGCATTCATCGTCTGCCTCCGTGACTTCCTCGCCGACTGGTAGGGTGCGATAGATTTTTGTGATTCGCCACGTGCCCGGCGTCTCGTGGATATGCTTCACAGCGGCCTCATAGGAATTGAAAGTGACGGTCGGATACAGCATCTCGATAGCCGAATCGACCAGATATTCTTCCTTGGTCTCCAACTTCATCGTCCGTCTTCCTGACTCATGTAGGTCAACGTGAAGCATTTATCACCGTTGCATATGCGGTTCCAAGCGGCGATATTGTATTGCAACTGATACGGGGCGGGCTTCCGTGAACAACCTCCCTCGAAGCCGAGCCCGCAGACAGTGCAGCGGAACATCACGATAAAGAACGTGTATTCAGGCAACCCCTGCACGCCGTCCCGCTCCCATTTCGCCTTGACCTTGCCCCCACAACGAGGACACGGGCTAATCCTGTGAAACCTCACCACACTCACCTCCCTCAAGAGGCGCGTTCAAATCCACCTGTTCGATACGCGCACGCTCCTGTAAGATGTTCGCGTATGCCCCCATCGCGTACAATTGGCTTTCAAGGAGCTGGAAGGAGCACGCGGGCGTGAAGTCCAACGTGCCCTCCGCGTAGCCCTCAAGCATGTGCGCCAGCTTGCTGATACGCTCCTGCAATTCTCGATGTTCGCGGATCATCCGCTGCTTGTAATCACTCATTGGTTGTCTCCTTCGGTTTGGTTTTGTAGTCTCGGACGATGCACACGCATCAGTCCATCCTTTCGTCCAACAATTCGACGGTATCGACGTAACTGGGAATGATGGGCTGCGTATCAGATGATTCAGCCGAGAACACGTGTAAATATGTTCGATGCGCGTCGAGTTGCATCGAAAGGCTACATATACCGTCCGTGTCTCTGGAACGCCGCACGAGCTTCCCTATGAATACGTCTCCGTTCTCCATTGTCACCTTGACTCGCTTATCGAGATTCTGAATCTCCATAAGGGTCTTACCTGCCCAGAATGGTTTCTCACTCATTGACAGCCTCCTTGGCTAGTTGTCGTTTACGTTTCCGCTTCGCCTCATACTGGGCGTATTTCTCGGGATGCTCCGACCTCCAACGGCGATGGTATTCAGCCATCTCACGCTGATGGGCGGCGGCATACTTACGAGCCGAAGCCCGAGCCTGAGCCAAATGCTCCGACCGGTACCGGCGTGCATACTCATTACGTTTCTCACGATTACGAGCGTTCCGCCGATTCGCCAGATCACGCAGATGCTGCGCATACTCGGGGTCGGTTCGACGCCGTTCCCTGACACGACAGTTCCGGCACATGCCATCCTTGCCGACCCGGCACATGCCACCGCACCAATCGCATTTCGGATGACGTTCAGTTATCAGGCCGGACAGTTCGCCGCCGTTCCGGCAATAGTCGATGAACTCCTCATCGGTCATGTCATCAACGTTCACAGCCACACCTCCCCATTAGTGAACCTGCGGAACAACACAGGGTCGAGCTTGTACAACGCCCGCCGAAACTGCGGGTCACGGCAGAACAGGATGAACAACAGGCTTACTGCTTCGGCGGTTCGCATCGCGTCCAACCTCCCTTATCGTCCAGAAGCACCCAACCATGTTGGGCAGTGAGAATCGGCACCAGTTCGGGGTGATCGTTGAAACCGCTCACGATGTACCCCAAGCTCATGGCCTCACGCGGATGGGCGTGAATCCACCCATGACATCCCGTATCGCCACTCCCACACGCCAAGATGAGGTTCGACGCCTCATGCAGTCCCGGCCACTTGTGTGACCGGAGTCTGCGATGATGCCGGCTGAAACCGCTCCAATGGAATGGTTTGCCGCAGCGGACGCACCGGTATTGGTCGCGTGCGTCCACCAAATCCTTGACGTGTTGGGACGGGTTAGATCTGCCCATTTCCGTATTCGTCCTGGGGTTGGCTCCACGGGTCCGTAGGCTGCTGATACTGCTGTTGCGGTTGCTGGAATCCCTGTTGCGGCTGCTGGAATCCTTGCTGATACTGCTGCTGCGACTGTTGGAAACCAGACTGCTGGGCCTTGGGTTTCGCGCTCAACACCGCAATGGTGCGGGCCGCGACATCCCAATTCTCATACCGTCTCCCATCCTTCTCCGACACCCTTTTGGACAAGCTGCCGTTCACAAGAACCTTCACGCTCATGTTCGGCTGGGACTTCAACTGGCGAACCTGATTCAAAGCATCCTTCGCCTGATTCGACAAAGGACGCACACCATAGAACTGAGGCTCCTTGTCAACCCACTGGTTCGTGTTCTTATCCGTGTAACCCGGATGGACGCTGACGTTGAGAATACTGGAATCCTGAAAATCCTTGATCTCTCCCGCATATCCGGTAAACTCGATGCTTGGTTCTCCGGCCATTACGCATTCCTCCTGTAATTGTTCGTCTTGTGTTTCTCCATGGCCCGCCTGTTGCAGACCAGCATGTGTGATTGGGCTCCGGCGCAATCAACGGCACCGCATGTGGTGCATTGGGGGAGCGTGATCTTGTCCCCGTGAACCCACAGGCATCTGGCGCACTTGCAGCCCGGCCTCGGGGTGAAAGTCACTCGAAGCTCGCCTCCACCTTCGTGAACGGGAAGCGACCATCCCGGACACTGGTCTTGAAGAACTGGCTGCGGGATTGGGACTGGCATGGGAAGGCGGGGGCGATGGTGCCATCATGGGAGAGCACCGGCATCCAACGTTTGCCGTCATGCTTCCACACCGATTCGGTGCGAGCCTTGTAGAAGCCCGGCTCCTTCGGAAGGTCGGCCATCGTGTACGGTTCGTGATACGCATACTGGAAGGCGTAGTCCTCCGCCCACCAATCGCACACAACACAGAACCCCTCGACACGCAGGCACAGAGTTATGCCGTCCGTACATTCAGAACGCACCTGCGCCACCGTGTACTTGTTGCCGTTCTTCATCACCGCCTTGTCTCCGGGACGAACCTTCGTGATATCGGTGATACGCTCACGCGGGGCATCATCCGTGCACGGGACATCATCCACCAGTTCGATGGACTCGATGATGCGTTCGTCCGGGAAGAACTCTTCATCGGGGGAAAAACCTGCGCTGAGGCAGTAAGCGTTATCGATATCACCGATCTCGTTCGTCACTCCGGTCACTACGTCCCCGTTCTTGTATGTGACCTTGACGTGCAGGTGTGCCATCTCCCCGCAGGTCTTGCCTTTCCAGAACGGTTGCTCGCCATCATCTTCAGCCTGCTTGACGGATTCCGTCTCGGGCTTCGACTCATACACATGCACGTTCCGAGCGGAACCGGTACTGTACCCATCGCCAAAATCCAAGAAAACCACGAGATTGCCCTCATCCTCGGTCTCGATGTACAGTGGCGGCTTATGGCCCATACTCATGATGAGAACGTCCACCATGCTTTCCGGGTTCTTCATCTCATGCAGTTCGCCCGCATAATGCCCGTCCGCATCATCAAACTCAACCCACATGCCCGGTTTCACGTCGTTCAAACCAATCTCACTGCTCACTAGGAGCCTCCTTAACCTTGTCGTTGTGCTGTCGGTAAGCGTCGATGAACCGTTGCGCCTGATATTCGGTCAACGTGCCATAAGCGACCCGCGTTTGCAGGACATTGCCGATGAAACCGTTCTCCTGACCCACCGGAATCTTGCAGTCTTCAAGAATCCGGTCGATCTGTGTTTTCTGCTCGTCGGTCATACCCTTGACAGAACGCTTCTTGTAGCCGCTCGTCTCACCGTCATCATCCGTGGTCGCCAGTCCGAACGCGCCGCAAGTGCTGTAGCGTCGCGCATACGTCAATGCGGAACCGAGGGCCTGCATGACGCTCATGCCACGCGAATCACCCACCTCGACCGGGATAAGACAATTACTGGCAATCCACTTGTCCGTGCCCTTCTTCCTGACGGCCGTATCCACATACAGGCGTCCGTCAACCAACTGGGTCGGCCATTGCAGGTCGAACCCCTGCTCGTCCACATAGTTCACGACCTGAGCCAGGGTCGCATACGTGCCACGACCGCCCTGAGCGTCCTTCTTAATTACCGCCATGATTCAATCTCCTCCTCTTCCTCCAACAGCTTCCAGTCGGGGAACACGACATCCTTCGGGTATTTAGGCAACCCGTAGGCCCTCATGGCCTCCAACGGGTCCTCCGTGTTGTCACGGAACCATCTGATGCCCTGCAAGGCGTGGTTTATCTTCGGTTCCGCCAGTTCGGTGATGATGGGCGAATCCTCCTGAATCTCGTAGCGCATCCAGTCGAACGGCGGGTTCTTCTCCTGCACGACGAACTCGAAACCCAACGGCCCCTTATATTCGGGCATCGTCAACCGGTAGAGACGCATGTAGAACGCGGCCTGAATGTGATACCCGTACTGCCAGCAGGAACGCTCGAACTCGTCCGGCGACTTCACCGTGGTCTTATAATCACGGATACGCAGCACACCATCCGGGTCGGGAGTGGACGGCAACCAGTCCGCCTTGCCCTTAATCAACAATCCGGTATCAGGGTCGGCGGCGATCATCGCCACCTCCGGCTGACCATCCAGCTTCGTGAAGAAATCTCCAACCATGTCTCGCATGGCCTCGACCTTCTCCACATCATCAGCGGACAGCCATACGATGTCATCCGCACCATACTGTTCGACCAGCCTGTCACGAAGAGCCTTGCCCTCCTTGGTACGCAGATTCGGTTTGGCCACAACCTGCGGGCCACTGCCCAAAACCATGCTGTGAGCCGCCTTGCCGAACTCCAACGCCGAAGAATACCCATGCTCGCCGGTCAGGTAATCCGAATACGCCAACGGGCTTACCAGCATTTTCTTCAACGAAGTCTGGTCCACCGCGTCCAACGCGAAGTAATCGTCATCGGTCATCTGCTCGACGGTCATTGCCTCTCCTTTCTTGCTTTGAGTGCTTCCTTGCCTAAAACCTCGATGGTGTCGGCCACCGAGTCGAGAAAATCGTCAACGTCCTCCACGTCGTAGACCTCTCCGTAAAGCAGGGAACGATACGTGCGGAACTTTCTATGCCGGACATCATTCGGGGTCAACATGAGAACCCCTCGACTGCATGGACAGTTGCTCCTCGCGTTCCATCAGGTGACTGTGACGCCAAGTACGCGACTTGCCCTGCTTATGAGAGGCCTCCGCATAATCGGCCACATGGTCACGGCCAACGTCCCCCACGACCTTCGAGGCCTCGTTCCAATCCGAGTACACGCGATCGTTCACGGCCACATACTTGTCAGCGAGATAACGGACGCAATCACCGAGATAACGGATGGCTTTGGCGATGGAGTTGAAATCAGATGCCATCAGTCGGCGTCCTCCGTCTGAATTTGAGCCCACGTTTCCTCCATGAGAGGCCGGTCGATCTCGTAGTAGATGTAGGTCTTCCCGTGCTTCGGCGGGTAGGAGCCGAACTTCATCTTGTAGTTCTCGGCCAGACGGGAGCCGAAATGCAGGGCGTTTTTCTTCATCGGCTCGAATCCTTTCGAGCGTAGGAAGTCGCTGATGATGAGACGAGGCGAGTCAGGTTCCTTCGATGTCTTGGAAGGAGCGGCTGGATCGTCGAGAATCAGGCGTGCCCGACGTTCAAGCTCGTCCTGCGGCAATAGTCCACGCGCCTCGTTGAGTAGTCTCATACGGTCGAATGGGGTGAGTTCCATGATTGTTTCCCTTCACTGGGCTTGATTATTTGGTTGTCCTTCTGCGTCGGTGCTGACACGTCCGAAACCCTTTTATTGGATTCCGACGCATGACGCGAAGGGGTTAAATTTTCTGAGCGCCAAGCCGGGAGTCGAACCCGGTGCACCTTGGAGAAGTCCATGACCATTGGAAGGCTTCGTAGGTGCGGCACCATGCGCTTGGCTGCCACCGGACGAGGAAGTAAAGGAATAAAGAACCCCGCCCGGAAGAATCATTTGGGTTGGATGAGGGTGTTGGAGCCCTCGGGTGTGACGATCAGCTGGTCGGCGTTCTTCAAAGCGTCGATGTAATGCTGCCGGAGCACGTTGTCGGTCAGGGAATCGTTCAGCACCTTGTTCGCGTCGGCCTCGCCCTGCGCCTTGATGCGCTTCGTCTCGGCCTCGACCTTCGCGGTCTCCTGCTCGTTCTTCGCCTTCTGCTTGGCGACCTCGGCGGCTTGGGCTTGCGCGTAGCTGTCGGTAATGGACTTCGGGTAGCGGATGTCTTGCACGGACACCTGTTCGACGGTCAGGCCGATGCTCTTCCATTTCGAGGTGAGCGCGTCCTGCACGGCCTTCGTGTACTTGCCACGGTCGGTGAGCATCGTGATCGTGTCGAACTTGCCGGAGGTTTCACGGGCCACGCTGCGCAGGTCGTTGCCGATGTAGTTCTGCGTGAACGTGGTCTGCTTGCCGTATTCCGAGTAGAGCATTTCGGCGGCGGACGGTTCGAGCGAATAGTTGACCTGAATGTCGATGTTCGCGCTGGCACCGCTACGGTCGTTGACCGTGATCTCCTTGCCTTCCGCGCTGCCGCCGTCGTACTTGTAGTCGGTGTCCTTGAAGAAGTTGATGAGGTTGTTGCGCGTATCGTATTTGATGACCGACTGCCACGGCGCCTTCGCATGGAAGCCCGCGTTCTCCGCATGACCGGCGACGGAGCCGCCCATGTTGCGGATGACGGCCACCTCGCCTACGTCCAGCGAGTATAGGCATGCCGGAATCATCAACAGTGCGGCGACGATGATGGGAATGAAGCCGAAACCGGCTCCGTCGCCACCGTTGGCGAGTGCGACGGCTATCATGCCGACTCCGATGAGCAGGAGTATTACGGCGAGTATGAACCAGATCATTTTTGTGTTCCTTTCGACAATGCGAACGAGAGCATGACGGGCGAACAGCACATGAAGCCTGCGAGAATACTCCACGGGCCCGCATAGGGTTGCAGTGAGAGAATCAGGAACCCTGTCGCCGCCAACGTCAGACAAGTGATTGTCTTCGTGTTCTCATGCCGGCGTCGGCGTTCATCAGGTGAATGCTGCCAGCCGGAGCAGTGAGCCCCATACGTTTTCCTGTTCATGGCATGTCCTTTCCTCGTGGCCGGACTCGGATTCGAACCGAGAACGTCCTTGCCGCCACCGTGTTTCTGGTTTCTGAGAGATGGATGACGAGTCCTATGGTGTGGCGGCGATGGTGCGTGTCCAGACACCCCGAAGGGTTCCGGCCGATGGTTGCCGCAGCAGATCGCAGTATGGTATTTATTTGCCTGTAGTCGATAGGTGGATAAAAAACGACCCACTGCGGCAAGACTTGTTAATTTCTTGACAGCACATCCGTGCAGGAGCGAAGCCTTCTCAGGTAGTCCGCTCTGCGGGCGGCTTCTCTCAGCCAGTCTTTCTTGACTTCTATCGGGTTGAGGGAGGGGCTTGAAATACTCACGCAATCGCATCCGCAGTCGTAGACCATTCCTTTGCCGACGATCTCTACAAGCGTCGGACGCTTATTGCAGATGGGGCATTCGGGAAGAGGTGCGTCCAGTGTTTTCTCAGACCGGTCCGCCAACTCATTCCAATGGTCGGCAACGTCGGCCTTATTACAGTAATTGACGCTCAATCCGGAAGGACGCTTGGGATAATCGCAGTCGATGCACCGGCAATTCCAGAACCTGGTGCTGGCACCGCTTCCGAGCATTGAGCATCCGGCGCAGTAGACCGATGGGGTCTTGCCGCAGATGGGGCATGGCTTGATCTCCGGTACGGGTGGCTCTTCATACAGGTTTTCCGGCTCTTCGGAACGTTTGTTGAAACCAAACATGGGTTACTCGGTTTCCGTGATGGTCAGACTACGATTCGAAGTGTTCATAATGTCTCGATTCATTGAGAGGAGGTGAATATGGCTTTCGTCAAGTTCAATAAGGACTTCGATGACCGGTTGAAACAGATGGCCGTTCGTGCTGTGAAGGAGCAGAACGGCAATCGCTGCTATTACTGTGGTGCCGAAGTCGAGGACATGTCCGGTGTAGGCGAATCACAGTTGCCGGTCTGCCTGGATTGCGTGGCCAAGGGACTACCTGTTTCCTCCGGCCAGTAACTGTCCACGAGGGCGATGAAGTCCTTGGCGAAGCTCCTGAGCTTGCGCATGTCCGGTACGATCTCTACTCCTACCTTTCCGCTGTAAATCTCAGGGGCTTCCATGTTTTCTGTACTCATGCTGTTACCTCCAAGTCAGAAGGCTTGTTAGAAGCGCTGGGTGAGAAGAAGTCGGGCAGAATGTCCATCGGTGTTAAGCTCAGACATTCCGCATAGGTTGCAACCTGTCCGATTCCTATGGTTGACTGCCCCTTCAGTTGACGGGTCAGTGTTACGTAGGGAGTACCGGACTGGTTGGAAAGCCACCTCACAGACCTATCTGCGGCCTTGAGTGCTTCCCTCAGCTTTCGAGCAGTTTGCTTGGTGATGCTTTCTTGATTAACCATACGGTTAATTATGGCACTGCTTGGATAATCCGTCAAGCTAGTTTTTTATCTATTCGGTTAATTTTCTCTCTATTATGTGATATTCTTTATCTATGACTGAATATGGAGACCGTTTCGCAGCAGCAGTTGCCGAAGAGCTGCGGGCGCAAAAAGCAAGAGTCGGCAAAACCAACGATGAAATCGGAGAGGAAGTGGGCGTCAGCCCTGTTACCGTCCTCCGTTACCTTAAAGGCCAGCGTCAGATTCCGGTTGATGTACTAGGAGATCTATGCAAGGCTTTAGGCGCCGATGCCGGAGTAATCATGCAGACAGCGCATTTTAAGGCTTCTTTGTCTCCTGTGGCTTCCGCTGCGTCCCAGCTTGAAAAGGTCATCGGCAGAAAGATAGAAGTAGAGAAGGCCGCTTATCGGGATGATAACAAGCGTGCGGAGTCCGGTCGTAGTGAAGACGTGGACTGACCTCACCAGTGAGGCCCAGCGCATGGGAGTCCTTATAGGGGATAAGGAGTTCGACGGGACGCAGTGCGGGGAATACGATCCCGATACCCGCACCGCGTTCATTGACCCCACCATGAGTGTGGAACAACGGGTATGCACGTTGCAGCATGAGCTTATCCACGCCAGGCATTTCGATGACGGACTCAGACTATTGAGCCGTGATAAGGAGGAGTGTCTGACGCGCAAGGAAACCGCGTTGGCGTTGATTAACCCTGTGGACTACATGCACGCCGAAGACCTGTACGGGGGAGAACCCTACGCGATGGCGCAGGAACTGGGCATCACCGTCGGCGTCCTGTTGGACTACCGGCGATGGCTGCATGACAATCTTGCCGTACGGGCCGCATGATTATGTACCTTATCCGTGTTTCTTGCAATCAGGGAACACGGTTCGTGGATACAATTAGCTCACCAACCCCAATGGAGAGAAGAGACAAAAAATGAGTGAACCAGAACAACCACCCGTACCGGCCCCATCGCACAAGACTGAAGGCAAGGGTACCGTCACCCTGAAATGGTGGCAGCTTCTGGTTGCGGCGATTGTCGTGGTGGCGCTGTCGGTAGGAGTTGCCGTTGCCGTGAACACAGCAATCCGCAATAATACTGATGAAGCCGCCTCGTCCAAGGACTACAAGAAACCGGAAAAGGCAAAACCTCAGCAAACGGAGAAGCCCAAGACAAGCAGCCGAGGCAACCTCATCAAACGAATAGGCGACACTGCCAGCATCTATAAGAGTCAGGCAGACAAAACCCTACTCGCTTCATGGACCGTAACCAACATAACCCTTGACGCACCATGCGTCCCGGCTTACGAAGGAGCTGAAACAAGCCCTGCAAACGGTCATTTCGTCGTTCTGGACATCACCGTTGAAACAACTTCCGATTTTGATTCGGATTCCTATGGGCCTTTGGGACTGGGCGCTCCCGGCTATTGGACGTATATTCAAAATGATGGCACCCAGTGGAACGGCAATCTCGATGGAACCAGTTCAAAGATAACAACCTACACATGCCTACCCGAAAATCAGCGGCTTCCCCAGATAATAGGCCAAGGGGTGAAGGCTCAAGGCAAGGTGCTGTTTGATCTTCCGTCAACGGATGGATACTTGGTCTATGGCAATGAGAGCGGACATGGCTGGGAATATCCTTTAGCTGGACATGCCAGTGCCTGATTCCACAGCATAATGGCATTAATGGTCCCGTCCTCCTGTATCGGAGGACGGGACCATTTTGTATACCACTACAATATGATGATCAGGTGTGTTTCCTAGTGGAGGGCCATACCTCATGGTTCGGGTCCCACCAGAGTATATGGAACTCATTGCCTACAAGGAAACCGTACAGGCGTTCGGTTCCGCCCAAGCGGAACCGGGCCAACGCATCGCCTTCGCGTTCATAGTATTTCGCCAGCCGGTCCTGTGGCGTCTGGTTGGGGCATTGGGTGAAATCAGGGTAGCAGGTGAACGCCTGATATGAGGGGCTAATGATCTCGCCCACCGTCGCCTTTTCGAAGTCACGCATCTTCAACAGCAGCAGTCGATGCTCCTCGTCGCTCATGTGCGCGAGCGACCATGGACAGTCGGCCTCAAGGTCAACGCAGTCGAAACGGAATACGATGCGACGGTTCACGGAATCCTTGGGAATCTCCGTGGCGGATTCGGGGACATGATAGCTTTTCGCCACGTGATGCGCGGGCACACGTTTTGAAGAGCTCGGGGCTTTGGCCTTGATGCTCTTGGTTTTGCTGCGGTGGCCCACTAGTCGGTAAGGCTCCCATAGTATTCGGCCATGGCCGCTTCAGTTATCTCGGTGTTGCAGATGGCTCCCTGCGGGAGATCGCCTCGCGCATCCCTCCACGGGCGTTCGCTGTGGGTAAGCTCGCTGAGCTGGTAGGCTCCCATTTTCCCGTAGGCATTCAACACCGCGTCTATGGTGCTGGTGCCGTCTTCGTCTATGTTCGACGGGTCGCCGTGAATATCGCCGCGCGTGATCTTGAACATGCCCTTGTGCGCATGGTATAGGTCGGGGCACACCGGGCCGTTGGCCCATGCCTCGAATCGCTCGGGGAACAGACGCCGTTCATCCCATACGAGGGACCATGCCTGTGAATAGTAGCAGAGCTTTTCCAGCTTCATGGTGGTCATGACGCCGAGCTTGTCCAGCACGTAAGCGGCCACGTCGAATATGCTTGTCATGGTGCACCTCCGTAACGTTCCTTCCGCTGGACATTCAAGGTGATTAACTTACTCTTCCATTGTATGGCCGGCAAGTTTCGGCGCGCCAGTTCACGCCTTCCATTCGATCTGTTTCAGGCCGAGCCCGTCGCTTATCGTCTCCATGCCTCGCATCAAATCCTCTACCGGCACGGTGCGGTAATGCTCGCTCATGGCTATGCTCGAATGGCCGACGATGCGTTGGATGATGCCGGGATCGACCTTCATGTGGAACAGGAGCGATACGACGGAGTTGCGGCATTCATGCCCGTACCGGTTCTCGTAGTCGGGTATGCCCGCCCTGCGCATGAGGTCGCGGAAACCGGCCCTGTCATCCAACGCGGCCAACGGCATACCCTCGCGCGTCCTGAATATCAGGTTGTACGGGTTCGGGATGATATTCTCCGTGGCCTCCAGATACCGGTGCACGACGGTGCCCAACTGGGGGATTATCGGCACGACCTTGCCTCTCGCGGACTTCGGCGGCGTCAAAGCGTACCCCTTGCACAGGTGTATCATGTCGTATCCGTCCGGCACCCTCCACCGGTATCGGGGGCAGCTCGAAGGCCGTTTGAAACCGCATGGGTAGACGCCGTTCCGGTCGGGCTCCCCACACCCATGCTCCTTGTCGAGGCTTTCCAGTTTCCAGTTCACCGTGTAGGTGCCTATCCATATCTCGCCGCTGTCCGGGGTTTCCAACGTCTTGTCCCTCCACAGGTCGAGATCGTCCAACGTGGCTCCCAGTATCTCCCCCTGCCTCATGCCGGTGAGCAGACGCCACCATTGGCGTGCGCCCATGAACAGGTCGTCGGAGGACGCTTCGAGCATGTCCTGCATCTGCTTCACGGTGAACGCCTTGCGGTCCTGCGTGCCGCTGCGCCTGTCCGCCGACACGGCCACGGGCCCGTTGATGGTGCGCCGGTCCCCGGCCAATCCCGTGTCCCTGCGTTTCGGCCTTGCCGCGCTGGTGACCGGACTGGTGGGTATCAGCCGGTCGGCCACCGCCGCCTTGAATATCTGGTTAAGGATGTTGTAGAAGCCAAGCTGCCGGTTGTACGAGCATGGGGTGCCGTCGAGGTTGCGCATGTTGGCTATCATGCGCTGCACCGCCGAGGCGGTCACTTCGCCCAGCTTCTCGTTCGCGTACCTGCTCAGATGCACGCTTATGAGGCTCGCGTAGTTGTTGATGGACTTGGGTTTCAGGTCGCGTTTCTTCATCTCGAACCATTGCGCCGCGTATTCCCCGAGCCGGGTGGCGCGGTCTACGCCCATGCCCCATTCGGTTTTCTCCTTGAGGGCTTCGGCTATCTTCCTGTCGCATTCCTTGTAGGTCTTGGCGGACACCCATCGGCCGTCCACCTTGGCCTGCCAGTTCACGTATGTCTTTACCGTGCCGTCCTTGAGTGTCTTCCGCTGCTCGTGGCGGATGGGGTAGACCGCTCCGGTTTTCCTTATCCTAGGCATTCAGCATCCTTCATTCTCCAACATTCTCCAACAAACAATCCGTGGCGAATGGTATTCCAATGGTATACCAATCGTATCAAATCGTTGGAATTCCGCCGTTCTTTCCGTGGGAGCCGTTGATTTCATTATACGTTACTGGATGTGGAAGGTGTGCTGAAACGCCCGCTGATTAGACATTGAGACCCCTTGCGAACGCCAATGTTTGCAAGGGGTCTCATCGTATCTCGGGTAAGATTTCCGGCGTCTAGGAATGTCATTCTCCAACATTCTCCAACAAATCTTCGGGTTGGGCTGCGGAACGGTTTCGGCGTGGCGAAAATCGACGGTGATTGCCGATGGGAAAAAATCCGCGAAGCGCTCTAGTTATATATCTCTATCAATAACTTGTTTATTACCTATATAAGGTTAGTGCTGCTGAAATACCATCAGATAGGCTGTAGCAATAATGCAAAGTATTGCTGCTGAGATATTGCGTGCTATGGTAGTAGACATAAAAGAAAACGCCTCCCGGTGCTGGAACACCGAGAGGCACAAAGGAAAACGATGCAACATTTTCCGCGTCCAGATTACCGCTAGGCGTGGAGGAAAGATGGAGACCTTGGGATACCGTAACGCACAAAAAGTCATGCGCCTATCAGCCGAAGGAAAATTCCTCACCATGTTTCGAGGTAACCCCACGCCCAACATGACGGCATACGCCATGATGCTCACTATGGCCGAGATCACCTATGATTGGCCGCCCACCGAGGAAAACCAACGCAAAGGTCTGCCGAGCCGTGTCTACGAACGCGGGTGGGGGCATCTTGCAGAACAGTTCAGCATGGGAATCCTCAGCCATGAGGCCCTACAGCGCGAAGATAACGGACGACTGATTGCCTCAAGGCGACAGTCGGCGATACAGCGTATAAGCCAGACTGGCATGTTCTTACAGTCACAAGGGCTTATCAAAAAAATACGCAAGGAGGACGTGCGTAGGGAGATTCCCGCAGCATGGCTGCTGCTTATCGGTGACGATGAAGAGAACCGTGAGGTTGAAGCCTATGCGAGGGAATGCCTGGGCCTGAGCTCCTGTTAACGTTGAACATATAGGATATCAGGTCAATACTGGGAAGGAGAAGTCATGACCCTACTGTGGCAGGATGCGCGCCGCAAAGCGCAAGAAACCCTTGACAATTACTGGGACCACTCCTATCCGGTCAAGATCGTGAGCATATGCAAGGCCATGGGTGTCACGCCCTACACCGGTGAGCTTCCCGAAGGTGTCAGCGGCATGATAGTCAAGGAACACAGCAGCGAGCCCCGAGCCTACACGGAACGCACCGAACCACAGACAAGACGCAGGTTCACGCTCGCACACGAACTGGGGCATTTCGTGGAACGAGTCACCATAGCGCAGGACAACGATTTCGCTTTCATGGACAAACGTTCCGACGATTACGACATCCACGAATTCTACGCGGACGAGTTCGCCGGTGCGCTGCTCATGCCCGAACACGATTTCATCCAGAAAGTCAAGAACGATGGGATGATCGCGGCCGCAGCATATTTCGGCGTCTCGCTGGCCGCGGTTCGAAAACGCATGGAACGGTTGCGCAAGCACGGGGCCGACATCTGACATGGCGGATTATGACGACACCGGTTTCGACGCTGTGGAATCGCCGGACGCGGACCTAGACGCGGTATCCGGCATATCCTCCACGGATGCGAGCAAGACCGTGGCTGCGGCGAAAGTGGTTGAGGAAAACGATCCGTTGGATTCGCCTCAAGCCAAGCAATCGAATGATGTCGCTGATGCGGACCAGTTCGTGCGTATGGCGCGATGGCGTCCGTTCATGCACCTGTTCCACGACTGTGCGACCTCGACGCATCTGGATAAGAATAGGGGTGAAAGAATGCGGGTGTTCGCGCGGGAGCATCCATTGTTCCTTAGAGCATGTCTGCTAGGAGACTACGTTTTCGTCGCGGTCTGCGCTCTGATAGTCGCGCTTGCATTGGCGTATGCCTTGGCCCGTGTGGTCGGTGTTCCTTTGCCATGGGCTTGAACTTGGTTTTGAATACGCGAAAACCGCCCCTCCGTCCAGCGTTATGCCGGATGGAGGGGCGGTGTTTATTCGCTGCGGCTACTTGCCGGCCATGCGTACGGGGTTGTATGCGACTCCGAATCCTGCGGCGATGATGCCTGCGGCGGTACTGATGAAACCGCCGATTTCGGGGGAGCCGAAGCTCATGAACCCGAGTCCGATGACCGAGGCGACGAGCGTGACCACGTAGATGACGGTGCGCACCGTGTCATTGAACACGGGAGTGTACGGCGTGGCCGTATGGTCGGGAATATTGGGCGTGCCGGTTTCCGTGATTTCTTCGAGTTGGGTGTCCGGCGTGTTGTCGGTCATGTTTTGCTCCGATCAAAAAAATAGTGGTGATGCCGCCATCGGGAGTAATGGCGGCATCGGTTGGTTTTAGCGGCAGGTCACCACGTCACCGGGGTAGTAGACGTTGATGTTGCCGGAGGGTACCGAACACTGGGAGACGCTGTAGCCGTGCGCGGTGGCGAAATCCCACACGGTGTCGCCGTACTGGAGGGTCTTGGAAACCCCGTTGGACGGCGCGGCCGTGGTGGAACCGCCGCCGTAGGTTACGACGTCGCCCACGTAGTAGCGGTTGATGTCACCGCTGGGCGTATGCCATGCGGACAGGGGCCATGCATCATAGGCGACGGCGAGTCCCCAGATGGTTTCTCCCCATTGCATGACGTGGCTGATGCCACCCGTGTTGGGAGTGGGCTGGGGGTCGCTCGGCTGTGCGGGCGCGGCCGGTGTGGCCGGTGGCGTGGAGCCGCCGGCCGGGTTGGCGTACAGATCCCACTGCCATGCCTCGCCACGGAAGATGTTGAGGTCGATGGGACTCCACGTGTTGACGACACCGGTGCCGCTGTATTGGCGCATGGCCTCGCCGTACGCGCCGATCATCCACGGATTGGCCTGATAGCCGGTCGGGCTCATGTTCGCGTATTGGGCGATCCACAAACCGTATCGGTCGCGGATGTCTTGCGGGATGGTGCCGGCGACCGGGCCGGTGTACAGCAATGGGCGCACACCACCCGAAAGCCGTTCGCACTCACTCATGAATCGACGCACCCAATCCCAGTCTCCCCATGCGGGGTTGTCGTCCATCTCCCAATCCAACGCCACGATGCCGTGACGCCAATAGTTCGACGTGTTCCGGTAGAAGAATTGGGCTTCGGCCTCCGGGTTGCCGCCCATCGCGTAGTGATACAAACCGAATTTCTTGCCGGATGCTTGTGCTTGGGCGATCATGCGGTTGGCGTCCGTGTTGACGCCGGACACCAAGCAGTTGTTGTTGACTTGCCCGGTGCCCCATGTGGTGCCGACCACGATAAAATCGGCCTGCATGTTGTACACGTCCGCGCCGCACTGCCAGTTGCTCATGTCCACGCCCTGCATGTCCGCGTGCGCGGTCGCCGGAAGCAGCATCATGCAGATGGCGGCGACTAGGGCCGTGATCTTGGCGAGCAGACGCTTCCACCACGGCTTGTCCTTGTTTTTAACCAATTTTTCCCCTTTCTCTGAGGTGAATATTGTTTTGTGGCCCACGGTCGTGGGTCAGGATTATCGGGGCCCACTCGGGGCCGTCAATGAGAAAGCCCCACACGGTATGGTGTGGGGCTAGAATCAGTCGATTTTGTAAAGGCGGGGAGTGAAGGTCTTATCGACCTCGCCCGTGGTGTTGACGAATATCTGGAGGCGCAGCGTCCCGGCCTTCAAGGGGCGCGGCCCATAGCCCTTAGGTTCGAACGCGATTGTCTGTCCGCTGCCGTCATCGGGGGTGAGAGTGGACTGGATGCCAATCAACCATGAGCTGCTGTCATACGGCCAGTCGGAGGCGTCCAGCGTGTACGTGCCCGCGTCCACATGGACGGAACATGTCAGGCTATCCCACGAGTCAACCTTTTGTGTGGTGGAGCCTTTGAACCGGTACGTGCCCGGCGCTGGTTCCGAGACCGCAATCCCCGGGTTGGTGCCTAATGTTTTAGGCAGTCCGGTGACACGCGGATACAGGTTCGCTAATTCATAACCCCCCCCCTTAAGGCTTGTGTTGTCGGGTTTCATCCAATCGTGTGCGGTGTCGCCGGATTCGAGCTGGATTCGGAGGTCGCCGTCCCTCGCGGTGGGCGTGGCCTCGGTGGAGATGACGTTGAGGAACAGGCTGACGGTGCCGGCAGGGATTGCCATGACACTGTTACCCAAGTTCATTTGGTCTCCCAGTTGCTTCCCCTTGGCGTCGAGGCACTTGATGTTGAAGCTCAAACCGGCGATACTAGTGCCGCTGAGTTTCACGGTGCCATGTACCGGGCATGGGAACGTCCACGACAGGCCACGCCATTGACCGGTGGCGGTGCCGGTGACATGCAATGACCCGTCAGTGTTGACGGTGGCGGTCAAACCGTTGCCTTCGGCGGGACCGTAGGCGAGCAGGTTACGGGATTTCACCGTGACTGGAATCCGCTTGCTGATGTTCGGACTGGTTTTCGAGTTGATGGTGACCGTCGTGTTACCGGGTTTCACGCCGGTTACGGAAATACCCATGAGGGGCCTCCTTGAAATAATGGAAGCCCCTATTCATGAGGCTTCCGGTTTATGCGTATGGCTTGTACGCGTGTGCTTCGCTGCCGGTTTCCAGCATTGGATACAACGTCGCGTCAACGGGCCCGCCGTTGTTCACTCCGACCTTGCACTGATAGGTGCTGTTTTCCGATACCGTGAACGTGACAGCCAAATTGTGAACTTGATTGTCCAGCACCTTGTATTCGGTCTTGCCGCCTGTGACAACGGCTACGAATAGGATGATTCCGTCGGGGAGGTTCGCGGCGGATAACGTGTATTGTCCCGCTGGCAACGGCGTATTATCCGTACTACCCTGATCGGCACGCCCGATTGACGAGGTGCTGGTGCCTTTCACGTGGATGCCACCGTCGGCGGCGACCGTAAACGTCACGCCATTCTGCGTACCGTTTGGTATCTTCAGCCACATGTTCTTGATCGGGGGTAACACGCGTACTGGAATGGTTTTCGAGACAGTGCCGGCTTGGATGGTTAGGCTGGTGTCACCCGGGGTCAGGCCGGATACGGCCACCCCCCCCCTAAAAGATTCGTTCATGGCGGGTTCTAGTGATCGTTGCAACACCTGACCTACCGCAAGGAGGGTCAGGTGA